AACAACACTGAATACTAACTGGGGACTGAACGGATATCACCGGAAATGCTGAACGGGTATCCGCCGGAATATGCAAAGTGGTAATGACGGTAAGAGTGTATAACCGTGGTATAGCGAATCCTGAGATATCCAAGCGATGCCTTTATGTCAAGCGTGGGAATGTTGATTCGAGCGAATTTTCAACATAGAGATATTAAATATGGAAATAAGTCAAATAGATCAATAAGAAACGCCCATGTCAGAAAAAAACACGGGCGTTATACTTTTTGGATGCGACAAATAGAACTATTTGGTCCTTTCTAGTAAGAGTTTAGATACACGTACTTGTAACTGCTGCAACTCAAGATTGCTCAACTCTTCCAGATCTACATTTGCAATCTTTATTTTCTTATTGCTCTCGTCAAAGGAATTTTTCCTTTCCTCCAAAAGAGCGGTTACTAACTCATCTATTTGATCTTTGATTTTCTCTCCTTTTAACTTGTAATCCGTTGTTCTTGCCATAATATTAGTTTTTAATGTTATTTATTTTCAATGAAATCTAGCTGATATCCTAATGCGTTTCCTATCTTGGACAGGATGTCTATACCAGTGCTGTATTTACCTGTCTCTATCCGGGCGATGTTTCCCGGCGCTAGGCCTGTAAGTTCAGCTAGTTTGTACTGTGATATCCCGGCCTCCATGCGGAGCTGGGCTATCCGCTTGCCTATTCGCTCCCGGTCATTCATATCGCCCTTTCTTTATTTAGATCAATCATTTAC